TTACTTCTTTAAAAAGAGTGCTCGCTCTGCTTCTCGGCGACGAACTAGACCTTTCATAACTTTTCCACCTGCTTTGTTCCATACAAGGAATTGATCAGCAGCGCCTTGATAATCACCTTTGTTGAGTTTCTTTAACAAAGTCGAATTCTTAAATGCACCTGAGCCGATGTTATAAGTCAGCGATACCGTGCCTGGTCGTTTCTTTGCCCCACCTTCAACCAAAGGCAATGCATTAAGTAATTTTTTTGCACCGTTTGCGTATTGCTGAATGTCTGTACGAGTCCAAAGTAACGGACTTAATTCACCAGAACTCAGGTTATTTTTTAGGATCCACTGTCTCATTAGAAGCGCTCCCAATAGTAACTTGATTCTGCGTATTGAACGTCTTGGCTTGGTCGCTCTTGACCATTCACGGTACGTGCTTGCTTAATCAAAAACTGAAATTGTGCTTCGGCAGATTGACCAGCCGCATCACTTCCTGTTACTGGCTTACAAAGCTTAGATGCCATTTTGTACGTCATGGCTTCAACTAACATTGCATCCCAAGTTTGCTCGTTGTCGTTGTCAAAAACATATTCAAGGTGAATTACTTCAGCATTTGCCAAGATATGACGATTCTCTACTTCATAACGTTCAGTATTGGCTGAAATAATCAATACGTAATCACTCGGCAATGGGAATGCATGAGCATAGCCAAAGCTTGGATATGTAGAGATTGGAGATAAGATTTGCCGTTTTTTGGCGCACGACCAAGGATGAGAGCGCAGTATTGATAACCGCGTAGTGTCATAGATATTACGACACGTTTGAGCTAATTTTGAGTCTTCCTCAAAACTAGCAATTTGTTGCCCGCCAATCATGCTCAATGCATTATTGCAAATGGTGACTTTAGATACAGACATAAGAAAACCCCGAAGCTTTTTAGATAGTTTCTTCGGGGTTTTGATGTGTTTTGTTGGGTGTTAGACAGAACTATCTAAGCATTTGCCTTGATCAGCAAAGCAGTTAACACAAGGGCGTTCATCAGAACAATATTTTTCATTTTGCTGAACTTGAGCAGTAAATAAGCGATAACCTTCAAGCTCCCAAAGCTTATTTTCAGCATGCTTTTCAGCATTGCCACGGGCCATTCTTTCACCAATATCAGCATTAAAATTTTCAGCATTCACACATGCACTAAAGCCTGTTGCTAGAAAGAATTTTCCATCTAGGAATGCGTGAACAAAAGTTGAAGTCGTTCCACCCGGACGTTGTTCAACTGTATAGGTTACACGTGCCATTAAAGCATCAATATCTGCTTTCGTTACGCGTGGTGCTACAGCTTTTTCAGCTAATTCTTGTTCTGTTACTGGCTTGGTCATTTTAATGTTCCTTTCTTTATTGAGTATAAAAAGCACCCCACCGCCTGCCCACGGGTGGGGTGAAAGCACTTACACTAAGAAGTCGATAGCAACCACTTTCTTCTCATTGGCACGAGCCGCGCCAAATGAGTGAACACCACCAACCTGTTTGATATTCTTCTTGTCTGGACGAGTAGAAATATCAAAACCTGTAATGTCTGCATCACCAAAGTGTGCAGCAGTTCCCGCATACATCACTGTACGACGCTCTGTAGCACCGCCAGCACCATTGTTGAGTTTTTCGTAAGGGATCCACTCAACACCAAGCCAATTCGTTGTTACTTGACCTTCTTGAAGCATCTGAATTTTCAAGTAATCAGCATTGGTGAGAGTAGTATCATTAAGGAAGATTTCCATCATATGTGAATCGTAGATCATATATAATTTTTCCCCATTCTTTTCGTCACACTCATTGGTTCGGAATAGGGTTTTTGCCTTAATGATTTGCTTTTTCAGTGGTCCAAAACTTGAAAGAATGATCTGAGTGTTTGGTAAAGCAACCTGAGAAACATTTTTAGAACCTGCATCATCTACAGTGGTGCGTGTAACACTGCCAATTAGAGATTGGTAGATGATGTCATCTGTCGTACGATTGCGGGCACTAACCAAGTTCTTCATGTACTTGTCATTTGGATGCGCCTTTAACTTTGGAATATCACGGTTTTCAATCGGAATAAATAAATCCCAATCTGACATAAGCGCTGTACGCACACCAGCGTCTGGAATAGTCCAATTAGTATCACCAAAACGCGCACCAGAAGGTGACATTTCGACTTGACCCATATCATTTACAGTGAATGATTCACCGACAATTTTTCCACGGTTCACAATTGTTTTAAGTAATCGTGACTCATTTTGCATTGAGGCAACTTCGTACGTGTCATGAAACTGTTGTACAAACGCTGCCGTAATTTTATTTTCATTCGTCATTGGTTAGCCCCCTAGCCGTATGCTTTTTGGTAATAACTTTGAACTTGGGCAGTGACACGTTTGTGGTCGGGATGACTTTCATCCATGTATGCCTCTGATGCGATTAATTCTTGAATGTTCTCGGCACCGCTTTGTTGGGTGTTTTGAGGCGGCATATCTTCTTGTAATGCCTTGCCAAAGTAGGCAGCTAAACGAATACCGAATGTTGGAGAATCAACATCCGCAACTTGCAACCCAGCCGCTTGAATTGCTTGATTGGCGAAACGCAAGTTAGCTTCATAATCGTTACCCCAATCCTGTTGAAGCGCTTCTACTTGCACGGCTGTATGCTGCTCGTAAGCCTTCATCACCACAGCCATTTGTTCATTGGTTACACCAGCTTGATGAGCACTTTCTAAAAAAGCTTTGTTATCTTCATTAGATTTGAATGCATCGAAATCAAAGCCTTCCAACTCCACTTTGTAAGCGTCAGCAGATTCAGGAATATCTGGCTTGGTTTCTGTTTCAGCTTCTGGCTGTTTCTGCTCTTGAGTTTGGCTCTCAACTGGTGGCGTTGCTGTATCCACAGGTGTTGTTTGAGTTTGTTCAGTTGCTTGAACGTTTTCTGTGTTTGTCTCTTGTTGTTCATTAAGCATCGTTCTCTACCTCACTGTAATTTGGGTCATTTGCTTTGTTGATTTCATTGATGATTCCAGCCACAACGCTTTGTTGACCAAGCTTGTAATTGGTTTCACGGTCTGTATTTGAGAAGGCATTGCGGCAATACTTTTGAGTCAGATGCTCAAGAATGCGTTGCCCGTTCAGATCCAGATCAAAAACGACACGGTATGTCTCTGGCGTTGCCGGGCGTAATGCTCTGTGTTGAACAAAAGTTCCAACTTCTTCGGGCTTCTGTTCCTTGTTGCGGAGGCTTTCTTCAAGCTGCTGAATGCGTGAATTGGCTTTATTCAATTCCTCTTGTGACTTAGATAATTGAATGGTGGTATCTAAGTGCAAGCGGTTCTCAGCCCAATACTTTTCCTGCCATTCTTCTTTACTGGCTTTGTACGCTAGGGCGAATGCAGCAGCCACGATAAAGGCTAGAACTGCAACTACAAAAAGGACATTAATCATTGTCGTGTCTCACTAGTTAATTCAGACTCAAGGCCCTTACCGACTGCATTTGCGAGTGGTTGTGCTAGAGCCTGCTCTTGTTCTTGTTGTGCAGCTTGTTGCTGTGCTTCTTGACGCTGCTTACGGATTGCATCGATCTGATCTTGAGTACGTAGAATTGCTGTAGGCACACCTAAGCCCATGCCCGAAACTTGCGCTACGGCATCCATATCTACGTTATCTAGGATTGAAGGATCTATTTGAGCTACGTTCGACATTCCAGCTAAGAAGCGCTCAATTGCTGTGACTTCTTCAAGTTGCTGTGACCGAGCCAAAGCGGAAATAAACTTGAATGACAGGTTGCGCCCTTGCATTTCTTGAGGCGCTTCACCAATTGCACCAGCACGATACGCAAGTCCAAAAGTACGCTCCAATAAGGGAGTTAAAAGCTCAGCTTGCCAACGACCATAAAGCGGCCCTAATTGCTGACGAATTAAGTCAACACGTACATGCACTTCGGTTGCTGTCATTGCCGGACCATCGGCAGGTTGCAACTGATCTGCCATCATCTTTTTACGGATTGCACCTTGAAGATGAGCTAACAAATCAACGCCAACTTGATAACCCTTGCCGTCATCAATGCGTTTCAATGAGTCCACATTGTCAACAACAATGATTTTCCCTCCACCTAAGCGCACTGTACGGGGGTTAAACGTGCCATCATCGATACCCACATACATGCCTAGAGTTGAGATTTCTGCACTACGCAAGGTGTCACGCATTAACTTGTTAGCTGTTTTAGCGTCAGGCAAAGCAATAGAGACTTGACCAGTACCATAAACTGAATTTGGAATCTTTCTAAAGCGTGGAATTACAAAAGGAAATTCGTTGTAGCCTGTCTCACGGAGAACAATTTTTTCATCAACTTCAACGTGATAAGACGCAAAAGGCATTTCCTTCGGCATCAATTGACGATCACCTTTGATGTAGCCAGTTTTACGCGGCTCAACTACCCACAAGACCTTAACCTTGCAATCTGGCTTTGACTTGTAAGTGTTGCGGACCTTCTCACTGACCTTGTTTTCGCCATACTCATTGACTAAGGCGGCCATCGTCATTTCATATTCACGATAGAGCGTGTCAACTTTCTGGTCTTGACGTGTTGAGGCTAGATAGCATTGCCCGATATCCCATGTCTGGAATACATAGCCACCACCTGCATGACGATCTACATCGGCATACATTACGCCCCAACCAGCAACCACACAGTCGAGCACTAAATCAAAGATTTCGCTGTCGTAGTTAGCCCCATGAATGTTGCGCCAAATGAATTGACATACTTCATCAAGCCACTTCTCACCTTCTGTGAGTTCAGCTGGGTCATCAACGCCATTCGGCACAGCTTTAAACCACAGCGCGTTAGCTGGCGTGGTTCCTGAAATGATGCTTGATACAAGTAATTGCGTTGCTTCTGATAGTGTTGAATCTAATAGCTCAGCTCGTTGTGTCTTACGTGTATCTGTTACATCATCACCTATAAACGATTGCTGACGCTCAGGGGCTGCATAGCGATAGCACTCAGACCAATGCGGTTCTAAGCGGTTTCGCGCTGCTTTAAGCTCGCTTAAGCGTTTGCATAACCTTGCTACTAGCTCACTCATATCAGCCGCCTAAAGTTGTTTTCTTTTGGTTGTCTGTAGCAGACGCCAAAACAGTTGAAGCATTACGTTTACGACGCTCTGCCGTTGCTGCATTTGCATCTAATTGAGCTTGGTTTTTAGCGGCTGCATCTGCGGCTTCTGCATCAAAACCTTTTGAAGCACCCTTAGTGTCTGTGAGGCCAAACATGTCAGTCACAGATGAAAGAACTTTTCCTAATCCGCCTCCGCACATTAGTCCGCCTCCTTAGTTGACCAGCCCTTTTCAGTCAAAACAGGAATGCGTTTTTTAGGCTGTACTGCACCAGCGGCACTTGGCGCTTCTGGTTGCGTAGACTTCTTTAGCTCGTCAAGTTGGGCACGCATCTGCTCTAACTCTTGGCGCAATAGTTCTTCTTGAGATGGCTCTTTTTCGCCCTCAGATTCACCACTATTGATTGCGTCTAATGATTCTTCTGCCTGCTCAGCAGTAGTTTTAGGTAGTGTTGGTTCTACTGTTTCTTCTTGAATAGGTTCAGCAGTCACACCAGGTGTTTTAATTTCTCGTTTAGCAGCCATGAAAAAGCCCCATTCGTTGTGAATAGGGCTAGTGTTGTGTTTATTAAGTTGGGGTTTGTTGGGTGATTGCGGCTAATTGCTTATGGTATTAGCTCCATAAAATAAGTGATTGGCGCAACAACCATTACGATTGCAACAAATAATAAAATTACTGGCTTTGCCTCATCCCACTTTGTCCACTTAATAGCAGTCGATGTAGTAATCTGTTTCGCCACTACAAGAATGAAAGCTAATATGTAAACAGAAATACCCATAATCATTAAGAAAGTATTCATTCCACCTTCCTCATCTCATCACAATAGATACACAAATACGCCTTATAAATCCAGCAGTACTGGTACTCGTGGTTGCAAGCCTCTTTGAATGTGGTCATTGGTCACCGTACTCCTGATAAGCCCATTTTTGAGGATTAAAAGATGAGTAATATTGTTTTGTCACAAGTTAGCAAGATTGCATCAGCTTTTAATATGCAAGATGTTGATCCTGCTGAGTTAGCAAATACTCTTGTTAATACAGTATTTAAGAAAGCAACAAATGATGAATTTCTTTCTCTATTAATTGTTGCAAACCAGTACAAGCTAAATCCTTTTACAAAAGAAATTTATGCATTCCCTGCCAAAGGTGGCGGCATCACACCAGTTGTTGGTATTGATGGATGGGCACGCATTATTAATGACAATCCTGTATGTGATGGTATCCAGTTTGAACAAGATGATGAGTCATGCACATGCAAGATTTTCCGTAAAGACCGCAACCACCCTACTGTTGTGACTGAGTATTTATCCGAGTGTCAGGGTAATTCAGAACCTTGGAAAAAATACCCAAAACGGATGCTACGTCATAAGGCTTTAATTCAATGTGCCCGTGTTGCCTTCGGCTTCTCAGGTATTTATGACGAAGACGAAGCTCGTCGTATTGATGATTGTCATATCCCTACCGTTCAGACTGTTAGTTCAGATGTCCCTCAAGGTTATGAAGCCTATGAGCAGCAGCATTTAGATAACATGCGCGCTTTGGCAATGGAAGGCACAGAAGCCTTGCAAACTGGCTACGCTGAATTGCCTCAGGGCGACTGCAAAAAATACTTCTGGACTAAGCATAGCGCTTCATTAAAAGAAGCAGCACAAAATGCTGATCAACCACAAGGGCAAGTGTATGAACATTCTCCAGCGTAGTGAAGATTGGCATTCGGAACGCTGTGGCAAAGTCACAGCAAGCCGTGTAAAGGATTTAAATGCAAAGCCTAATAAAGGCAAAGCTTTAAATGCATTGGGTTTAACTATTCTAGCTGAGCGCCTCACTGGCGTTCAGAAGGAAATCTTCACAAACCAAGCTATGCAATGGGGTATTGATAACGAGCCTCATGCAATTGCGGCCTATGAAAATGAGACGGGTAACTTTGTAGTTGGTACAGGTTTAATTGACCACCCTTACATTGAAATGTTCGGGGCTTCACCAGATGGACTTGTAGGTGACAAAGGGCAAATAGAAGTTAAGTGTCCAGACACTACAACGCATTTGAATACCCTTCTGACTAAGCAAGTTCCAGATGAGCATATACCTCAAATCACTAGTCAGTTGGCTTGTACTCGTCGTGAATGGTGTGACTTTGTGAGTTATGACCCACGTCTACCAGAAGGATTACAAATCATTATTATTCGCGTCTTTGCTAATGACTTGGCTATCGAAGCATTGGAGCAAGATGTTCGCAAATTCAACCAAGCTATAGATGACGCAATTAAAACATTGAAGGTGGCAGCATGACAGATCAAGAATACAGAGGGAACATGAACTACCCTTTTCAAGATCACATCGTCTTGAATGTTGAAGAAAACGTAGTGCCCTTCCCAAGAACAAATCTGCATAAGTGCCAACATGCTCAAGTTGAAATTGACACTAAAGCTTTGGAACTTACATGCATGAAGTGTGGAGCAAAAGTAAACCCTGTGATGTGGATCAAAGACACTATGAAGTATTGGTCCCGACAGCAAGCAAGGATTACAGAGCAGAAAAAGCAGATTAGTGAAGACCTTGATGAGCTTAAGAAAAGAGCAAGAACCAAGTGTCAGCACTGCAACAAGATGACTGCTATTAACTTAAAGAATTTCAAATTTACATTAATTGGGTGATGACATGACAGATTTGAATAAGGAAAGAGAGGCTTTTGAGAAGCTTTCGGAAATTGCAGAAATACTGAATGAGGAAAAATCTCATTTTAATGGTGATTTTTACGACTTACCATTCAACTCATGTGCAGAATCATTTATCAATGGAGCTTGGTATGCATGGCAAGAAAAAGCCAAAGCTCAGGCGGTGCCAGAGGGTTACTGTTTGGTACCGAAAGAGCCAACAGAAGTGATGGAGCGTGCTGGCTTTGATAAAGGCGCTGGCTTCTTAGCAAATGGCATTTACAAGGCAATGGTAGAAGCAAGCGAATCGGGAGCTGAACAATGAGCATAACTCTTAATGGTCACCAATTAAAAAGCCTTCTCGAATTTGTAAATCCAGATGGTGAAAATGATTTAGATCAACTTGAAACTGAACTAACTATTAAATTTTTTGAAGATGGGCACAGCGGCAAAGGCTATTACTTTTGGATGACCGAATATCCAGAAGAAGGTGCAATGAAGCTGGAAAGCGAATCGGGAGCTGAAAAATGAAAATGAACGCACCAATTAAACTTGAAATGAAAGTTTATGCAGTTAATAAAGATGGGCAACAAGCAATTGTTACTATGTCACTCCCTCTTGGTCAGTACCCTACGCGTTCAACGCTTGAAAAGATATTTAAGGATGCTGAAGGCCACTTGCCAGATGATTTTCGCGTGATGAATAAATCTGAGTTTTTTAACGCATACCTTCAAGAAGAGTACGGGACAACTGAAAAATTCGCTACACCTGGTTCTCGTGAATTTACTGATGATGTTATTGAAATGGATGAATCGGGAGCTGAGGGATGAGTGAAGTAAACCAACGTTTCGAGCAAGTCTTCAAAGTTTCTATGGATGAAATGAACAAAGTAAATATCGATGTTTATGGCATTGCAATGGCAACTATTATGAAGCCTGCTTTAGTAACTATGAAGCCAATCTTTCAGCTTATTTATGAGCAAGGCGTGAAAGATGGAAAAGCGGAAAGTAAGGAGGGGTAATGTCAGAAAAGCAAAGTCGTTTGCTTGACTTGAAGGCGGTTGAATTAAAAACCAGCCTTCCAAAGTCAACTATCTATGACTGGATGAAAACAGGCTACTTCCCTCCTTCAATGTTATTTGGAGAGGGCAAAAGAAAAATTGCGAGATGGCTTGAATCTGATATAGACTGTTGGATAGAAAAGCACAGAATGGCATCCTAA